GCATAGATGTGTTGTTTTCCTAAACACTATCAACTTTGATAGCGTTAATTTCCACGCCAGTGTACTACATTTGAATTCGAATTCGAATTTACATTTGAATTCGAATTTACATTTGAATTACCGAATGTTGGTAGTGCAGATGTTCCTTTAACAGCACCTACAACATTACCGATTGAACGTGTAGCAGATTCAGTCATTTCAAGTATTGCATATGCGCGTCTGTTGTTTACCCTTGTTTTTGCTTCTGCTTCTGCAATTTTTCCTTGTGATTTTAAGATATCGATTTCTTTTTCTGTTTTATCGATTTCTTTTTGAATTTTTGCAGATTCTGTTAAGGTTTTTTCGATATCTGCGCGGATTTTTCTGTTTGTTTCAGATTTTAACGCAACTTCAAGGTTGAGCAATTGTTCTTGATATTTGTTTTGCGTTTTCTGCAATTCGGTTTCTTCTTTGGTTTTTCCGGATTGTGCGCCTTTTAATTCGGTGTCTGCGTCGATATTGTCTTTTTGTGCGTCCATCAAGCCCAATTCTTTTGACAATCTCATTGCACTGGTAAAGTCCCCGACCAAGTTGCTGTTTGTGCTTGGTGTTCCTACGGCTCCTGGCGCACTTGAACCTGCAACGGTTGCACTTCCACCGCCACCCATCATTAAAGTTGGGTTTAACCCGGCTTTTTCAAGGTCGTCCATTGTCCATTGCCAGGAATTTTGGGCTTTTTCTTTTTCCCATGCTTTTTGTTGTTTGAAGAGCGCTTGCTGTGCTGCGATGCTTCTTTTTTGTGATTTTTTGTTGCTCCACAGATTTAATCCTGTGCCTACCAGTCCAAAACCACCAGAAACTACTGCTGATACTGGGTCCATTGTAAAATCCTTTTATTTAAATTATGCCCTATGTTGCCATAGGGCATTTTATTACATGTGGTCTACTAATCCAGGCACACCAAATAAAGGTATTGGCGCTGTACGTGTTCCGTATGTGACCATGTCTACCTTGAATTGGTCGGCTGTCGTTGATGGTACAACTAACGTTCTGTCGACGTAGTCGGGTGTTTCGGTTACAAATTCTTCGGATAATACTGGTGCATCACTGTATTCGTCCGCATAGTGCCATGCGTCCTGTGATTGTGGATAACTTGAACGCATTTCTGCTGATACGCGGTTCCACAGGAATCTGTAATCTTCCCACGGTGCATAGAATCCAAATTCTTGGTTGCCGCCTGCCAGGTATATCCATTTTACTGGCATAGCTTGCTCACCGATGTTTGCCAAACTTGGTAAATATACGTCGAAACGACGTTTTCTCCACCATTGTGGCTCGACACCTTGTTGGTATGTACGTGTGGCTTGACGGATTACTAGTAACCCCATCAGGCACATGTGTTTTGTGAATGATTGTGTGAATCCGCCTTGTGAGTTCGTTGTCCATGAATAAGCACCTGTTTCGCCCAGTGGCGTGGTGTTTGTTTCTGAACTTTGTGCGACTTGGCTTATGCTGATAGGGAATCTTTCACCGCCCAGATACCTTGGAATTTGCAGGGTTTCGTCTTCCGCATGTACGCCGTACTGGTAAGATATAATTTCGGTGTATCGCGTTCCGCCACGGGCGTCTTTTTCTAAGATGCGTTGTAAAGCCCATGCCAAGCGTTGTGCGTTTATTGTCGCGGCAGTTGCTTGTGATAAATCAGCAAATACATTACCTTGTGATATTTTTGAATTGTATCCTAAAATTATTTGGTTATCATCAGTATTTTTAACTAAACCAGTATAATACTCGGTTCCTGGTCTTATTCCAGGTTTTGTTTCAAACCCGCATAAACAGTTGTTCCATCATTATTGATTTCTGTATTAATATATACAGGAGCACTTTTACCCAATGGTAATGTGACGGCTTCGCCCTTTTGTGGCTCTGGCAAACATGATACTGCAAGGTCTGTTAATTTACTTGCTTTTAACAGTCCGCGACCGCGCAGTGCTTTATCACGATTTGTTGGACTGCTTGGTAAATTTCCACTTATAGTTGCGTCGCCTAAGTCTGTGTCGTAGTCGATGTATGGTGCTATGACGTTTTGGTTACGCATCCATTCGTTGCATGTGTTTGCATACATACGGAAATTTAACGCATTGACAGATAATTCAATTTCTGTCGTTCCGTCAGAATCTTTGATTTTGTCGATTCCCGGTGGAATTCCCATATAGTCAGCAGCGTCTTTTGGTGACCATCCGCCGGTTGGTGCTGTGACTTGTGGAATTGTGTATTCGGTTGTTTGTTTCCATGCGCCCGCTGTGTTTTCGCCGAAAAATTCATTTGTATGTCGCCACAGGTTTCGCCATAACTGGCTGAACCAGTAAATATCGGCAACTAATACGTCCATTGTCGGGAATTTTGGTGTGTTTAATCGTATGACGCAACTTGTTTTCAGTTCCCATGTGTCGCCTGGAATTACGTCACTGTATGCAAAAAATGGTATTATATCACCTAAGTTGCATGTGAAAGTGTGTTTTTGCATTACTGGGAATTTTGCACGTGGTATTGTGTTCCGTGGTACAACACCAAATTGTTCTTTATTTCGTGACATTCGCCGCTCCTTCTGTTGCTTTTTGTTGTGCTAATTTTATCTCTTCTTGTTTTTTGATAATTTGCTTGTGTTGTTCTTCCAGCCATGATGGACCTTCTCGCATAAATTGTTCAGGGTCATGGTTGAATTTCTGTCGTACTTCAATCGGCAGATTTTTAAACATTTCACGTGCTTTTAATCCTTTATCTATAACTGAACGCAGGTCGCCCGAGACTTTTGTAAAGTCCATTACTGTTTCTTCTACTGATATTGGTTGGATTGGATTTAATCCATACAGTTCGATTTGTTCGTAGATACCTGTATTTTCTGCGTTTTTATGTATCATTTTACGCAGGTTTATATCTTTTCCTGCCATTTTGATGGTAGGTGTTCCGAAAACTGTTATTTTCCGGTTTTTTCGTGGATTTGTTTTGTCGAATAAGCGTTCCATTTCTTTTTCCTTTTAATTTTGGTTTAAGTTGCGGCCGCCGCGCGGCAATCCACTTGTAATGTTTATAGATTTCACTTTCATTGCGGTTCGTGCGAAGATACGACTGTCGCGTTTTGAGTTTGTGCGTGTTCTGTGTGCCATTTTTTTTATCCTTTTGTTAAAAGCCGAAGAATGTTCCGATTGCTCCGATAATAGCCCCCAGGACTCCCCAGATTAATTTTGTCCATTGTGTGCTGTTCATTTTTTTTGCCCCTTTTCTGTTTTTGTCAGTATTGTATATATGCTTCGATTAAATCCGCTATTGCTTGTAAATAGCCATCTCGATATTCTGCTTTTACAATTCTTGCTTCGTTCAACATGTATTCTAAGATGTCAATAATGTCTGTCATAATATTTTCCTTTTTTGTCATAATATCCTTATTTGTTTCATTTTGTTTTCAATGATTTGTGGTGGTATTTTGTAAAGTCCTGCTAGTTGAATTGCAGTCATTTGTAATTCTATGATTTCGTATAATACTTTTTCTTGTTTTTGAGTAAGGCGGACAGCATTATCCGCCTTTTTTGTATATCTTATCATTGTTTGCTCCAAAAGTGTTTTTTCTTTTTTTCTGGCATGCTGCGCTTGAAGTCATTTAACGCTTTTGTGATTGAGTCATATATATCAACGTTGTTTGAATCTTTTATTTGTTTTAACATTGAATATACTTGTTCTGCTCCGATTTTTTGTTGAATGTCACGCAGTTCGATATCTTTGAATTCTATGATTGTTTTTTCTTCGATTGTGATATATGGTGTGTCAGGATGTTCAATGAATTTGTAAGTGCCTTTTTCAATATCGAACACTGCTTCTTCTTTTGCAGATTCATTTAAATAACCCAATTGGATTAAACAGTAGTCTTCTGGATGTTCTCGATGTGCCGGCATTAAATATTCACCTTGCATATTGACACTGTTTAATGCGTCTTTTACGCCTTGGATTGCTTTTTCGATGTTTTCTTGGTAGATGGGTCTTCCGATTTTTTTTGCTTTCTTGTCATAGATTGCTGTTATCAGTTGTGTCATAATTCGCTCCTTTATGTTGTTATTATGATTATGAGCAGTTCAGGGATATGGAGCGTCAGTACAACATACCCCTTGAACTACGATACTATAATACTACGTTATTTTGCTATTTGCAATAGTTTTTTTCTTGCTTGCTTGGTATTTTCATTTGCATAGTATATTTGCTCGTCTGTGTCCAAATTTTCGCGTTTTAATAGGTTGTATATTATTTTACTGGTTTCAACGTTATCTTTTATTTGGTCGATTAAACATTTATCGGTTCTTTCCATTTTCTTTTTTTGTTCTTTTTCTTGATTCCAGATTGACCAATCTATAAAATATTCATATTCAACTGGATTTTCTTCCTGCCACTTTTTTTTGAAGTATCTTGGTATTTTTACTAATTTGGCTTTGTTTTTCTTTTTTATCCAGATTCCAGTATCTTCTTTTATTTCTTTTTTGTGTAAATTCCAGTAATCAAGTCCTATATTTTGGCTTTGTCGTTGAAATTCAGGTACTCCTTTGTTTGATTTTGCTTTTCCGGATTTTTTATTTGTGTATCGTGTTGCATATGATACGGTTTCAGGTGTTAATGGTTCAATTGTACAAATTCCCATTTTCCATGTTTTGTTTTGAATTGTTTCAGATTTATACATTGGATACCCAGTTTTGCTGTCTTTCCAGTATTCTAGGTCATTTGGTTCCCAGCCGATTATTATGATGTGATAATGTGGTCGTCCCCCGGTTGGACCATATTCGCCCCCGATGTAATATGTAAATCCTTTGTAATCCGGGTCGTGTCTTTTTAAGTGCATTCTAAGGCGTTTTATCCATTGTTGGTAATCTGCGATAGATAGGACATAACCATCAGGTACGTATTCAGGTGCATACGTTAAGTCAATTTTGCAACCTTTCTTACCAGCGGTTTCGTATTCGCACATGATTCGGGTCACCCATTCATTGCTGCGTTCTAACCTGCATTGGTCGCATTGGTTGCATTTGATTGGTACTAACTTAACTTTTCCGTGTTTTTTTGTGTTTCCGTATCCGCTGTTAATTTCTTCGTCTGTCCATTTTCTACATATTTTTTCGCCGTTTAATTTATCGTAATACCAATCACCGTCAATTATAAGTTTTGCTCGTCTGTGGTATGGGTTTGGATTTATTTTTTGGAATTTTCTTCCGCGAGTAAGTCCATTAACCCAGTATCCCCAACGGATATTTTCGCAAGGCATTCGTTACACTTTTTTTCTAAGTCTTTGATTTCTGTGTATAATTTTTCTATTTTTTCTCTTTTTTCTCTGATTTCTTTTTGGAATGATTGGATTATTATTCTTTCTTTTTCGGCGAATTTTGCTATTTTGTTTTGTTCTTCGAACCATTTTAACGCTTCTGCTGCTTCTTTTTCTTTAAGTTCTTTTATCCACCAATGTTCTTTTCCTGCTTCATATCTTGATATATAAAAACCTCCTGCATTTAACACTGCTTTTCTTTCTGCTTCTTCATTTTTCTCGCCTATTTGTCCAACTGCCCCATATCCGGGTCTTTCTCGCATGCGGCCAAGCTCATTAAAGCAATTATACCGAATGCCATAAACAAATTCTTTTTCATATCTGTCTTTCCATTTAATTAGTCAAATCATAAAAAATGTCACGCCAGTTTCCTGGTCAATCCATCACATTCCATCAAAACGAACGTCCTTTAAATACTGTACTCTTATGCAAAGGTAACAAAACACCATTCAAAGTCAAACGGTTCGAATTAAAATTAGGGAAGATTTCAACCGATGCTTGATTGGAACCTTTCATCATGCCAATTTCCACTCTTGCCGAAATTCCCGCTCCCATTACATTCATGGTCAAACGCAAATTG